GAGAACAAGCCTCGCGAAGACTCACCCTCCCAGATGTTTGGAGATGTGGTACACCAAAACCACATGACGGCACTTAACCCGCCTATACCAACGTCGCGACATCCGGCGTCCCGTACACCGTGAGGGATTCGAACCCCCGACCCGCTGTTTGTAAGACAGCCGCTCGTTCCACTGAGCTAACGGTGCTTGCGTCTGCTAGACGTTGACGATGCGCCCTCCATAAGCAAATCCTCATGTGCCTAGCAGACTCGCGCGTTCCCGGGGACTCGAACCCCGCACCTCCATTACCTGGTGCTCTGCCAACTGAGCTAGAAACGCTACCCCGAAACCACTCGGGGCCTTTGTATCCGCATCGGGAGCTACCCGACCGAACCTGAGTCCGTGACGCTGGTTAAGCGCTGTCGACTTATGGTGTACGGACTAAACACACCGTAGCGAGTGCAGGATTCGAACCTGCGGTCTTCAGTTTATGAGACTGACGAGGACAACCGGACTCCTCTAACCCGCTATGTGCCGGACCGAAGTCCGGACTTGATACTACTTGACTTCGATGGTCTTCCGCGTGGCAATTGCCCCGTGGTCACCGCTGGCGTAACCTGCGCTGTCGCGATTTTCAGCGCTAGCCTTGAGGATGGCATCCATCTGGAGTTGCTTGCACTGGTTACATGACGCGTGATTGTACATGAAAGTCCAGGTCATTTTGCATCCTCTGTCGTTGTTCTTTCTTGCGATGTCCTAAGCCTAACAGGTATCCCCGATGCTGTCAACACCGGGGTACCCCTGAACGTCTCCGCAGATCAGACCAGGTACCACAGGTACTTGGTGCCTTCGGTGTTCTCCATCCGAACCTTCCCGTCACTCTGGAGACGGCGCAGCGAGGTGTACACGTTCGCTTCCTTCTCTTTGAGTTCCGAGGCGAGCTGCGGCTTCGACAGCCCTTCCGGGTTCTCGGCGAGCAACTGGAGGATAGTAGCGTTCCGCTTCGCCACCGCGGCGGACATCGGACGGCCGCGCTTGGGCTCTGGCTGCTCGACCTCCGCGTCATGCCCCGGTCCGGCGTCCTCCGTCTCTTCGATGAGGTCGTCAAGCGTCAACGACTCCGGTCCCGGGCCCAAATCCACGGCGTGGATAAGCGAAGCCGCTTCCGCAGCGGCAGCCTTCATCGCTTCGAGGTCAGGCTTCGGCTCCGCCACCGGGGTGGGCGTCGCACGAGGCGCAGCCTTGGGCGCAGGCTCTTCGGCCTTCCGCTGCATTTCCGCACGCTTGGTGAAGGCGTTCTTCGGCTTCTGTCGATTCGTTGCCACGTACATGATGGTACCTCCAAAGAGTGAAAGGGGCTCCCAGTTGGGAGCCCCTTGGGTGTTCTAGAAACCGGGGTCGATCGTGCTGCCACCGGTCATAGCGGGAGCGCCGCCACCGACCGGGGGGAACTCGGTAACCGCGATAGCGCCGTCACGCGGAGCGCTGAAAGACCAGCTCACCTCGACCTGAGGGTTGCCTTCGCGGTCCATCTTGACCTCGTTGTTCTTCCGGTTGTCCGTGGCAACCTTGGTCTTTGCCGTCACGGTCTTGCCGATGATCGCACGCGCCACCTGGTCAAGGGTGGGCCGGTGCTGCAAGACGGTTTCGTCCGTGATGCCGAACGCCTTCATGTTCTGCATGAAGATGTTGATCGTCTTCTCGGTCTGGTAAATCTTGTGGTAGAACGTCGTCGGACGCTTACCGGCGTGCTCGCCTTCGGTGATCTTGAGTCGAGTCTCGATGAAAGCGTTGCCGTTCTGGTTCTCCCCGGCTTCGGCCGACTCGATCCGGCACTGGTAGACACCCACGGGGGCGACCTCAGTGTGTCCGTTCTCCTTCGCCTTAGCGACCAGGACATCCCACGGGACAGTAGTCATGTTCTGTGTTCCTTACTCCGGCACGAAGCCGGGGAAGATTTGGCCCATCATCTTCGTGATGTTGGGGTTTTCAACGGTGTTGTTCTCGAACCGGTCTTCGAAGTGCGAACCGGTGATGTAGTTCGGGTTCGGCTTCACCATGAGCGAGCGAACCAACGGGCTGTCAGCGGCAATGATGCCATCCGCGTTCGGGACCTGCTTGACCGTGAGGCAAGCCGTGGTGTTCATCCAGTAGGCGATGCCCTTTCGAAGCGCGCCCTCCATGTTCGGTACGTACTTGCCGTCCGACCGAAGGTCACCTTCGGCAGTGAACACCGCGACCCGGAACGGGTTGCGCACGTCCTTCACCATGTCACGGAACCGCTGCACCTTCTCGGACATGCGGGTCAGGAGCTGACCCCAGTCCGAATACTGCTGGTTCCCGGACTGGAAACCGGGCAGCGCTTCTTTGCAGCGTTTCTGGAGTTGCGTCACCGAGTCGACAACGATCGACTGGAACGGGTGGTCAGGCTGGATAGTCCACCCGATGACCTGCTCGACGGTTTCCCATCGGAGCACGTCGACCACGCAGATGTCCCAAGTCCCGTCCGCCTTCGGTGGCGCTTCCTTGGGGTCCCACCACACGACGCGGTAGGGCTGGTTCGGGTTGTTGGGGTTCTTACGCCCCTCGAACGCGTTCCAGCTCCCCTCCGCGTCGAGCGCGAGCACCGGCCCGGGGCAGCTCGCCCCAAGCGTCGACTTGCCGCGCTTAGTTTCGGCGTAGACGAGAAATGTCGCGTTGTGTCGCGGGTTTCTGTCTTGTGTCATTGCATCCTTTCCCTTTGTCCTAGGTCTGAATTATATCATGCGGCGTAGCGGGCAAGCGGGTCACGCTCGCTGAACTCCTCCCGCACCATGTCCTCAGCTCGTGACCCGTCATCGAACATTGGGCACAGCGTGAAGAACTGGCACCGCCAAGAACAGGTGTCGTCAGGGCTCGGCTCAGCGATGTGCGCCTGCTCTTCGACCGTGGCGTCTTTGAGCAACGCCTCAAGTTCGAAAATCTTCGTGATCTTCCGCTTCATGTGCAGTTCGTACGAGGCGATCTGGTCGTCGTTGTGGTTTACCTCGAACCGGTCATAAAACGGCGGTTTCGCCTGCTTGCCGCGCTTGACCTTTTTAAGGACGTTGTACAACGCGCCGTCGCTCCACGTGCCAGCCGGTTGCGTCATGCGTTCCAGCCACGCATAGTGGAGCATCTGCGGGTTCATGTGCAACGTACTCAGCGCGGAGGTGAGGCTAGCTGCCGTCTTGTGGTCAACGAACTTCCGCGCGCCGTCCATCAGCCGAAGCACGCGAGCGTCCAACTTGCCGACGACTTCGAACTCACCGAACCGCTCCACGATCTCAGGCGCGAACTCCGAACCGCGAACCGACACGATCTCCTCAATCGCGGTGAACTCGATACCGGCATCGACGCCGGACTCGGCAACCCAATCGGCGTAGCCTTCCAGCATCGCGCGTTCGAGTTCACAGTCCTTGTCAAAGGCTTTGGACACCTCCACATCGGGATACACACCCAGTTCGGCGCAGTTCTCCAGATACGCCTGCCAGTCGGCATCCTGGGCGGCCTTGAGTACATCAAGGTACGCCTCAGGGTTCGGCCCGTAGAACGCCTCCAATCCGGTGTGCACGCGACTGCCGGACCGGAGCGGCCCCGAAGGGTTGAGCGCGACCGGCGACAAGCGTCTGTAGTCACTCAACCACCACCTGCGAGCACAGGCGAACGTCTTAAACTCACTCTGGCTGAATCTTCGCACGTTCCCTCTCCTCCTTCACTTCGGCCTCGTACCTCGGTGCCCAGCGTTCCACGAACGTTCTGAGGTTCGCGATGCGCTTGCGTTTCTTCTCTTTGGCGATGTACTCGGGCGTTGCCCGTGGGTCAGAGTAGTTCATGCTCGGTGGCATCAGTCCCCCATCAATCCGGTTGCTTCGATCCGGGCCGCTTCCGCGTCCAGATCATCGGTGGTCTTGCCCAGCGCGAGGAGCTTAGCGCGGTCGCGCACGATCTCCTCAAGCCGTTCCGCTTTGTCGTACAGTCTTTCGAGTTGCGTCTCTTCGATCGTGCCAGCGGCCACCAGGTCGATGATCGTCACCTTGTCATGCACTTCGGAGCCGATGCGGTGGATGCGATCGACGCCCTGGTTATTGTCGATGGCGCTCCAGGATCGTTGAAGCCGAACCATGGTGTCAGCGCGCGTCAGATTCAGCCCGACGCCACCGGCTTTGTAGGTCAGCAGGATGTAGTCGATCTTGCCATCCTGGAACGCCTGCACTGCTGCGTCACGCTCATCCCCTGACACGCCACCGGTCACCCGAGCGAACGGGATACCGGCATCGGTCATCCGCGTGGCCGCGAGGTCGATGAGCTGCCGGTGCTCAGCAGCGATGACCATGGGCTTGCCCGGCTCGTCTTCGATGATCGACATGAGTTCATCGATCTTCGAGGATTTCGGGCTGTCGGTAAGCGACACGATCCACGTGGCGGGGTCCTCAGGAGTCTCCCCCTGGTCGACCTCACAGTATGCGGACGCGAATTGCAGCAGTCGGGTCGCCCCCGCAAGGTTCCCGTTGGCGACGAGAACCGTTCCGTCCTCAAGCACCGTGACGAGCCGTTCGGCAATGTCCTTGTACGCCTTCGCCTGCTTGGGGCTCATCTCGACATCGCGTCGCATGAACACCTTGTCGGGCAGCTGCTTGAGTACATCGGCCTTGATCATGCGGCGGAAGTGCGGGTCAAGGATCTTGAAGAACTCCTCTTTCGTCTCGGGCTTGAGGCCGACAATCGACATGCCGCCGAAGTGGTTGTACTCGATCCGGGCGTAACGGTCGATGAAGGCGGACTTCGAAGGGAACACGTCAGGCGCGATAGCGTGCCCGATCGACCACAGGTCACCAGGGTGGTTCGCCACCGGCGTACCTGTGAGCGCCCAGCGGTATTCGACAGTCGGACCGTGAAACACGTTCCAGATAGCGCGCGTCTGCAAGGCGTTCGGGTCCTTCACCCTGTGTGCTTCATCGAGTACGCACACCTTGAACGGGATGCGGTTCAGTTCCTTTTCGTGTACCTCGCAAGCGGACTCTTTCAAGTCCGGTGTTCCCGGCTGCGTCTTCGTCTCGCACTCCATACAGCGCTTGAGGCGCGTCGAACCGTAGGGGGACAGACGGGAATGCAACTTCATCGCTTCGATGTTCACGATGATGACAGCATTGTCGGCTTCGGCTGCTTCGTTGATCTGCACGCGGCGCTTCGCAGCACTGCCCTGAATGACAAACGGGTTCGCCTCAGGAAGCCACCGCTTGATCTCGCGTTCCCAGTTCCGTTTCAGGGAGTTGGGGCACACGATGAGCGCGGGATACCCGTGTCCCTTAATGTCCGCTACACGAATAGCTGCTAGGGTTTGTAGGCTTTTGCCTGTTCCCATCTCGCATCCCATTAGGGCACTCTGCGCATTTACGAGGAAATCGCGTCCAGGGACCTGGTACGGATACAGGATGTCATCGTGGTCGTTGGCGAACTCGGAAACACCGTCAAGCTCCAACGCCTCACGCAGTGACAGCACTTCGTTACGGCGTTCCCGCTCCGAACGCGCCCAAGCGGCAAGCTCCGGTTCGACCACGATCCGATCCCCGAACAACTCTCGCAGCACGATGCACGCGGCATACGACTTCGGGAGCGTCCAGCGCTTCGCCTTGCGGTCCCATTTCTTGCCGGGGATCATCTTGATCTGATAGGAGTCATTCCACAGCGTTTCGTCGGGTTCCCCGTTCGCCTTGCGGCTGAACAGGGTGATCCGGTCGTCTTCGCCTAGCTCGGCATAGATCTCATTCATCCTTCATCCTTCCGTCGTAGGTTCCATCTTAGCATCCCGTACCAGTTCTGACCAGCGGGGATAGTCCACGTCCTTGAGGAGCGCGAACGCCTGTCGAGCGGCGTCGTTGGCGTGGCGCATCCCAGGCGTTGACCACCCGATAGCTTTCAGCATGTCGTCGGAAGCGAACTTGAGGTTTGCCTTCGCGTACTGCCGCACCTCCGGCATACATTGGATCGCCGCTACAGCCTTGACCATACCCGTCACTTCGAGCGCGTCTGTCTGTTGCGAGAGCTTCGCGGTTTTTGGTGTGATGATGAACCGCTCAACTGCGGCATGGCAGTAACCGCCGTAATGTGCTGTTGCGAGATGGAACAGCCCGTTAAGCACGTATGGCATGTGCTCCACGCGAACCTGCATCGCCTGCGTTTCAAGCCCTGGCTTCGTCGATCGATCTGTGCTGTAGATGTAGATACCGGTTGTCTTTCCGGGGTCGAACCCGATCACTACTCGATTAGACATCCTTCTTTTCCGCCCATCTCTTAGCTGTTGCCCCGCCCGCTGTGAGCGGCAGCGACAACAAGGTGTCGTCGTTCATCACGTCTTGCATGGTGGTGATCGCGTCCGGAACCATGTCGTCTGGAACATCGGCGATAGCCTCATCGTGAACCACCAGTGCGAGGTATTCCCCCAGTCCAGCCGCGTCAAGTTCCAGGAGTTTCATCTTCATGATCTCGGCTGCAACGCCTTGAATCTGGTGGTTCACGAGCTGGTAGAACAGGTTCGGGTTGTGTTGCTGGAATCTCCGCCCCGTGAGTGGGGACCTCACATACCCGATCCCCTCATCTCGGTATCGCTGCGAGGCGAGTCGTTGAATGGCCTGCTGGTGCTCAGGCACTCCGGCATACACTCCGTTGAAGTCAACGGCAAGCTTCTCAATCTCCGCAAGCGGGCGTTTCGTTGTCGTCGCCAGCTTGTCATTACCAGCTCCGTACAACGTGGCGTAGGTGTAACCCTTGGTGAGGTCACGTTCCGGACTTTCCTTGGTAATCGACTCATCTTGATAGATTTTCTTTGTAAGCGTCACGAAAAAGTCTTCGTCCGCGAGAAACGCTTCGTACAGACCGGGGTCTTTCGAGAAGTGCGTCATGATACGCAGTTCGATTTGGTCGAAGTCGAACAGCAACAGCGTGTGACCAGGTGAAGCAACGATGCAGTTGCGCGCGATCATGCTCAGCGGGTCCGACTTTTTCGCCTTCGTTAGCTGCTGCAAGTTCGGCTCGGACATCGACATGCGCGAAGTCTTGACCCCGAACGCTCCGGCTTTCTGCTCATTGAACCCAAGCGGGTTGATCGACGGGTGGATACGACCGTCGTACTCCGAGTACTGCAAGAACCTCTTGAGGTACACCGAGTTGATTTTCTCCGCTTTGGACCGGTGCTGCAAGAGCTTCACCAACGGGTGGTCGATGCCTTCAAGCGCGAACTTGTCGAGCGACCACGCGCCTTCTCCGGTCCGCTTCCAGAGCGGAGCCTTGTCGGCAAGCAGGCGATCAACCACCTGCTGCGCCGAACCGAGGCTCACGCCGAACTCGTCATGACCGCGTTTGGTCAAGTCTTCATGTAGCTGCGTCAGTTCGTCGCGGCGATCCTGGGTGTACTCGCGGTCGCAGGCGACGCCCTTCATCTCCATACGGTCAGTGAGATTCCCCGTGGCTACCTCAAGGTCATAAGCCCTGGAAGCGGTGGGCAGGACGTTCGGTGCGTGGTGCTCCCACAGGCGCACCGTCAACACGGGGTCGAGTGCTCCGTAAAGCCAAAACACGGCACAGGGACCGGTCGCAGTGATCGGGATCGTTCGCCACGTGTACCCGC